TCACTTCACTACCCGCAAGGTCGGAATCAGTGGATCGTGGTCAGCCTCGGCCTCCCGCTCCAGCGCCAGCTCGTTCCCCTGGTCGCGTGCGCGTCCAGTCGTCGCCTCGGGGTGAACGTGCAACAGGCGCGACAGGGTCACGATCCTGCGCCCCAGCTTGTCCACCAGCGCATGCTTCGGGTTCAGCCGGTCGCCGATCACGTCGCCCTCGCGCGCGATCTCGCCTTGCAGGCGCTCCACGTCGCATTGCGCACGGGCAAGGATAGCCGCCGTGGCCAGGTCGGCATCGTTCCAGCGGTGACGGGGCCGGTTCCGCATCAGGGCGTCCCAGAAGGGGCGCGCCTCAACCGGGATGGTGACGTGCCCCGGCGGCTCCAGCGGGCCTTCAGCGGCGTTCTGGGCCGCTCTCACGGCAGCCTCGGCGCTGTCGGATCGGATTTGGCGTTCGATTTTGGACATAGCGATTCAAGAAAGGTCGGGCCGGCGGTCTGGGCCGGTCAGTTGCCCGCGATTTTTCGATTCCAATGACTCGACGGGTCGCGCGGCCAGCCCGACGCATCGAATCCGTGCCGCTTGCTCATCGTCTTGCGGGAATGGCAGCTATGGCAGCGCGGGACCAGGTTGGCCGGGTCGTTGTTGCTCGGGTCGCCGTCATCGTGGTCAACGTCCGTCGCGGGTTGCTTGCAGTCACGGCACAGGGGATCGCGGGCCAATACCGCAGCCCGCAACCGTTGCCACCTGTAAGACCCCAGGGGGATGGTGCGCCTGGGGTCTGCGTCCCTGCCGCTAGGCCGCGCCTTGCGCTTGGCGTGCTCCAGGGGCGTGGGCGCGGTCTGGATGCCGCGCGCCTTCATCGGGTCAAGCGTCTTCAGTCGGGCCATCGTCGATCCCTTCAATGGCAGGCAGGTTCTCCAGCGTGCGCGCTTCGGACTTCAGCAGCCAGCCCGCGCTGATACCGGCTTGGTAGAACTGCGCACGATTGGTGCTGTCGCCTCGCAACAGACCTTCCACGTTGTGTTCGATGAAGTACCGCTTGCGCGCGATGGGTCCAAGCAACGCACGCTCGCAGGACTCCTCCCACATGGTCAGCCAGCGGCGCAGGGTATGCGTCACGAACCAGCGGTTCATCTCCACGCTGTTGCTGAAGTTGGCATGCCGCAGGTCGGCCACCAGCACGGGCGGAACGCGGAAGATGCGGCAGACTTCCTCGACGGAGAACTGGCGCGACTCCAGCCACTGGGCGTCCTCATTCGACATCGACAGCGGCTGGTACTTCAGGCCGTTCTCCAGAATCGCGGTCTTGCCGCTGTTGCCGATGCCGCTGAATTGACTCTCCCAGCTTGCGCGCAGTCGTGCGACGGATTCGTCCGTCATCACGTTGTCGGTTTGCAACACGCCCGACAGCCGCGCTCCGTTCGCCCAGGCCCGGTTTCCGTGTTCCTGCGATGCCAGCACGCCGCCCAGCATCTCCCGTGCAACCTGAATGCGCGACTTGCCGACGATGCCGTTATCCGTCCTGTCCTTCAGGTGCAGCACCTCGTCGGCCAGCAGCGGGCGAACCTTCCCGGTCGTGGGGTCGGCCACGTCGTAGCGAATCCGTCCGCTCGGCAGCTTCAGCACCGTGACGTTTTGCGGATGGATCGGCTCCAGCGCGGTCACGTTGCCCGCTGCGTCGGACTTGATCTCCGCATACCCGTTGCCCCACAGCAGGACGTGCGCGGTCAGCATCTCGCGGAACTCCAGCGCGGTCTGCCGCTCGTTCGGCTGGTCGTGCAGAACCCGGTACAGCGGATGATCCACCGCACGCACGCGGTCGCCGTTCCCTTCCCGCCGATACAGAATCAGCGGCAGGGTGGCGACAGTCTCCGCGATGGATTGCACGCACGAGAAGACGGTTGAGATGGTCTCCGCATTTCCCGGCGACACGGGCAAGCCTGCCGACGTGCCGCTCGGGATCAGCGCCGCCCAGCTAGGATCATCCGCCGCGCGTTTTTCTTTCTTGCTCCAAGGCCATCTCATTTCACGGTCTCCAGCCAGGCGCGGCGGGGGTCGATCCATCGCATGACGATGGGCCGACTGCGCAGCGCGACGGTCGTGTCGGGGTACGCGGGCCAAGCCGAGACGATGCTGATCTCGTGCAGCTCGACTTCCTCCAGCGTGCGCAGGTCGCCGGACCAGCTATCCCGGACAGCGCGGAAGCCAAAGCTAACGCCGCCAAGGTCGCCACGGGTGGCAAGCTCGCGCAGGTCGCGCCCGATAGAGGTGTCGGGCAGCTGGAGCCGAAACTCGAGACCGTGCACAGTCTCCTTCAGCTCCAGCGTGCCCGATCGGGTCCGGCCTAGCACCTTGGCCGGGTCGTGGTCGCACAAGGCCAGGATGTCCCGGCTCTCGCTCAGGGTGCGCGTGAACGCACCCCTCGCGATCCGCTCCCGGAACTCGCCAATCCGGGTTTCGGACTCATAGGGGGCCGCCAGCCCGACGAGCTGGCGACCCTCGATGCTGGCCGGTGCGAAACGCCGCTCCAGGTCAGAGACTCGGGACATCGTCCACCCACACAAAGGCTTCGGGATGCCGGATGGCGACGTCCACGGTCGCCATCGCCCGCACCATGACGCCGCCGCGTGCATAGGCGGTCGATTCGTACGGGTTGACCAGGATGTCCAGCTCGCTCCAGACACCCAGCAGCACCTGCGACCAGTCGCCAAAAATCACGTTGTTACCGTTGGACGTGGACCCGGCCTGATTGGTGGTGTGCACCGCATAGCCGCCCAGTTGGCCGTTCTCCAGCAGGAAACCGGCACCCGCATCGCCCGTGACCTTCAGCGTTTCGCGCAGCTTCGCCTTCGCCGCCGGGTTCATGAGCCAGCTATGCGAGCCAAGCGCGTTCGCGGTCTCGACGGCTTCGATGATCTCCAGCACCTGCGCCCACGTCGGGCCCGCCAGCGTGCCGTTCGGGGTGCCCAGCGTGGCCGTCACGCCGTCCGGCTCATTCGTGCCGCCGCCATGAATCAGCGCCGCGTCGATGGCCCTGGCGATGTTGAAGGCCATGTCGTCGCGCAGCAGGCGCTCGATGCTCGGGTCGCTCTGCTGAATGAGCTGGCGCGACATCTCCGACAGGCAGCCCGCATGCTTCGGCGACAGCGTCACCTTGCCGAAGGTCATGTCCGAAGCGTTCAGGGCGCTGTTTTCCGCGACCCAGCCGGTGACGGTGGACGTTCCATGCTTCGGAATCGCGACGTCGCCGCGAAGGCCCGACAGCACGCGGACGCCAAGCCTACGCGCCAGCAGCGCATCGCGCAGGGGGCCGATGTACTGGTCGGCGCGATGATCCGTGCCGACAAGGTCAGCGGCGCTCGTGGTCGTGTTCACGCGCGTCTCCAGCAGCGACATGGGAACGTAAAAGCCCTGAGCCTTGCGGCCGTTGCGGCGCTCCATCTCGCGGTTGTATTCGGCTTCCGCACCGTCCAGCGCGCGGCCCTCCATGCCAGCCTGAAGGATGCGTTGCAGCGAAACGCGCGACTCCAGCTGCTCCAGGTCGTTGCCGCGCTCGCCAGCGACAACCGTGCCAGCCATGCGCCGCTCGGCTTCCTCGAGGAACTGCTGGCGCGCTTCCTGCGATTCCAGCGCTTCAATCTCGGCCTTCAGGCCGTCGAACTTCGCCGCTTCCTCGGCGGTCAGGTTGCGGTTTTCGCCTTCAGCCTTGGCGAGAATCGCGCGGGCCTCGGCGGTCTTGGAAGCCTTCGCTTCCCGGATCGTCTTCAAACTCATTGCGTTGCTTTCCTTTCGTTTGTGCACAAATGAAAAAGGCCCCTTGCGGGGCCGTCGGTTTCAGGATTCGGACGCCGCGGCACCGAATCCTGTGTTCCTGCGGTACGGGTCCAGCAGCCTCATTGCCGCCCGTCGCCGGTATGCGTTTACGGTCGGGTCGCCCGCGTCGGCATGGATCGCCGCCAACAGGCAGCAGGCCATGACGATGTCAGGCTCCGGGCCGCCAGACTCGGCGACTGGATCGAAGCCAAGGTAGTGCCGAACCTCCGCGCTCGCGCTCTCCAGCGCCAGCGTGAAGGTGTCGTCCAAGTCGTTAGTCAACTCGCGGACGTAGTCCTTGAACTGCTCCAGCGTGGCGATGGTCATGTCGTCTCCGTTTTCTCTTCGGGCAGGTAGCGCGCCCATGCGTCGTGCAAGTCCTCGCGGCGGTAGCCCTTAGGCGTTGCATATCCCGTGCGGATCGTGCGCGGCTTGACGCCGTATTGCTTCAGCCTCCAGCTCAGGCCCCGCGCATCCAGCGGCTTGCCCTTCAGGTCAGCCCAAGGCGAATCGTCCAGGTCGTGCAGTCGGGCGAGAATGTCCGCCGTGGTCATTTGGTCGGCCTCGCCGAAGATCACGCGCAGGTCGTGGAGCAGCCGAACACCGAGACTGACCCCGCCGCCCTCCTTGGCCTCCGCGACAAGCTTCACAGCCGCCGCACGGGCTAACTCGGGCCACTCTTCACCGGCAGCGTCGGCCACGGCAATCAAGGGTTCCCAAACGTCAGCATCGCGGTCGCGGATGCTCTCGGGCAGGTCGGGGAACACGATGTCGTCGGCGACGGACTGCGCCCAGCGGGCGAGCCTTTCGCGGATGCGCTCGCCTTCCGGCCCGTTGATACGCTGCCGGTACGGCTCGACCTTTTCATCCGGGGATCGCCTGCGCATCCGTACGATCACCGAACGGGTCAGGATCGTGTCGGGCAGGGAGCCGATGCCGGCCAGCGCAACGGCGGCATATGTCGGGAACTCCTCCGCCACGATCTCATTGCCCCTGGTAACGCACCGGCCAGCCGATGCGCCCCTGCGGTACCCGCTATTCAGCAGCGCGCGCAATTCCTCGTTGCCGGGTGCACTGCTTCCCCAAATGGTGTCCACCTCGTCGAACAGGACAGTCGGCAGCGCGTCCTCGTTTGCAATGCGGCGGATCAGGTAGGCCGGAGTAGCACTCACAGCCAGCAGCGGGTTCGGGACCAGCGCCTCGGTCACTTCCAATGCGCGGGATTTGCCGCTGCCGGGTTCCGTGGAAAGGAACGCAATCCGGGGCGTGGTGTCCCACACGTCCATCAGGTGCGCGTGAGCCACCCACAGCACGTGGGCGACCTTCGCGTGGAGCGACGGGTAGGCAACAAACCGGCTCAGGTGGTCGTACACGTCCCGCAGGACTTCCGCACCGTCCGGGTATAGCGTGGCGATGGCCGCCTGCTCTAGCGCGCTCATCGGCCAGCCTCCACCAGCACGGCGGCTGCCTTGTCGATGCGCTCGACGGCCAGCGCGAGCCGCGCGTCGTCTTCCTCGGACAGCGGCTGCCAGCGGGCCACCTGCGCCGCCGCCAGGCGGACAATCGTCGCCTCGGTCGCCAGCGTGGCGAGCGCAGCAGCCCATCCGGCCTGCTGGATCGCCCGGCGCGCCTGCCTGCGTTCCTCCGGCGACTCCGGCCAACTGCGCGGCGGGAACAGGTCGGCCCAGGTCAGCCCGACTGCCCCGATAACGTCCTCGGCCTTGCAGCCAGCGAAGCAATGCACCAACACCTTGCCGCCGGATTCGGCAATCGACAACTTCCGGCTGCGACCGCCGCACGCGGGACACCGTGCGCGCCAGCCGTTGCCGGACGGCTGGACGCCGTCCAACCTATCAAGTAGGATGCGCGCGTTCGCCTCGCCGTGAACGCCCTCAGCGCCTCGACCCTGCCAGGTCGGGGCGTTGCTCGTTTGGGCACCCATCAGGCCACCTCCTGGAGCTTGCGCTCCACAAAGGCGGCCAGCTCCGACGCTGGCACCAGCGTGCGGGTGCCGATCTTGATCGTGCGGATTTCTCCGGCCCCGATCAGCTCATACAACATGGAACGCGATACACCGATTGCCGCGCAGGCATCCGGGATCGTGTAGGCCAGACGGGCCTTCTCCTCTTTCTCTGCCATTTTCCTTCCCTTCTTGCAGACACAAAAAAGGCCCGCACTAGGCGAGCCACTTACCGACGCCCCCAAGCGCCGGATGCGAAGAAGGCCCGCCGTGCCAGGGCGGGCCTTCGGTATAGGTGCCGGGATGCGCTCCCGGCGAGCGCCTGCGCGCCGACGCAATGAGCGAACGCCGGGTGGAACCGCGCAGGTATCCAGCGGGCCGGAGTACGCGCCAGCCAGCGGGAATAGGTGCGCCCCTACAAACCGGGGGCGCTACGGTGTCCTCTAAGCCTTGGACGTGGCGGCTGGGGTGCAGTCGTTATCGCAGACTGCTCGCGTGTCTGCCGGGAAGGTTCCGGCGGAAACTTGTAGACGCTCCACCGCTAGGCGGCGTGCGGATTGAACCCCAGCCAAGGGTCATCGGGCTAGGCCCGGAAACGAAAAAGGCCCGCCGAAGCGAGCCTTGGAAAAACGTTTGTCTCTTTTCCCTTCAAAGTATCACCGGGGATTCCCGCGAAGGGATTTCGCGGCCCGGAACAATCCGAGGCCACAATTCCATTGTACCACTGATTCCCGTAGTCGTCACGAATAGGCAATCTTTGGCCTACCATTTCATTATACCACCGCATTTGCGCTTCACCAAAATCATTCAGACTTTTATTCAGCGCGCGGTCAGTATCGCCCGGGTTGCGGGCTAAGGAATTTCTCCACCCTTCCTATCTGTATTGTGACGAAATCCGGGTGAATCCGGTTCCCGGCGCATCGCGGCATGGGATGCCCGCTGTTAGGACCATTCAACCATGCGTTTCCGCCAACTTCCCTAGCGTTCAGCGTTGCGCTCCAATTGATGCCCGGCTTCGCGGGCGTCCGGTTAGAGGCTGTGCGGGCAAAAATGTCTGTTTCTTCCTCACTTACAATATTGACCCCAGAATCAGTGAATGCCATTTCAGGAGTCCCCTGCCTGAAGGGCGCGCCCAATAGTTCCCCTTGCCATCCGTCCTGGCTCGCTCGTAAGGGCGCCGCACACCATCCGCCAGGGTGCCCTCCAGCGTTGCGCTCGTTGCCGCAACACGCCACACGATCCGCAACAAAAAAGCCCTTGCAAATCAATGATGTGGCGGATGTTGCGCTTGTTGCGGACTTTTCAGGGGGGGGGTAGGGGGGGGGGCTGGAACCCCTCCTAGCCCCGCCATCTCCACACACGCAACTAGACGAAGTCCAAGTTCGACAGCTTGTCGCGGGCGGCCCCTTCGACGAGGTGCCCGTATGTCTTGGAGATCATCTCCAGCGACGTGCCCGTCAGCCGTGCGACCGTGACCGGGTCCATGCCGCCGACGATGGCGTCGGTGATCCAGCAGTGGCGCAGCGTGTAGGCGACCGTTCCGGCGGGCAATCCGGCCTTCGCCACCGCCGCATTGACCTGATACGCCCACGCCTGCGGCGTCCACGGCTCGCCCCCATTGGTGAACAGGTGCGCGTCCGGCCGCTTCCCTTTCGCCAGCCGGTCAAACAGCGCCCGTGCCGCCGGGGATACCGGAACCTTGCGCTCGCCGGTCTTGGTGCGGAACGTCGCCGTGCCCGTGCGCTCGTCCCAATCCTTCCGCAGCATCGCGGCGGGGTCGCCAGGACGGCACCCCGTCAACGCGATACAGGTCAGCAGGTCGCGCAGGTCGCCGCCTGCGGCCTCCAGCAGCGCGCGGCGCTGCTCTCGGTCCAGGTAGACCTCCCGGCGCCCGTCCGCGTCCCTGTACGGCTTGATCGCGTTCCACTCGACGGCGCGGTCGTGGGGAATCTCCCTGCGGCTCACGGCGCGATTCAACGCGGCCTTGAGCGCTGTCAGGTTTCGATTGAATGTCGCCCTGCTGGGAATGCCCTTCTTCCGGCCCGACATCTCGCCTGCCTCCATGCGCGCCCGCCACGCCTCCAGGTGGCGCTGCGTCAGCTTGTCAGCCCGGATCTTGCCAATGGGGTCGTTGTAGACGATGCGGGTGAACGTCTTGTGGGCGTCCACGGATGACCGCTCGCGCCCTTCGGCCTTCATGGCGTCCACGTAGTCGCGGCAGACATCGGCCACGGTCAATAGGCGGTCGGTCTGTACCCCGGCCTCTACGGTCCGCATCCAGCGCCTAGCCTCGCGCTTGGCGGCCTCGTAGTCGTTCTCCGCAGTGGCCGCCCCGAGTGACTGGTAGACCTGCCTCCCCTCGTCGTTACGGAAGCGTGCGATCCAGTTGCCGCCATGCTCCAGCTTGCGGAATCCAACATACAGGCCGCGCTCGACCGGCGGACCCCAATAGGGTTCCCGCCGTGGCTTCAACTTGTTGCGGACTCCCGCCTTGTCGATGTCGTGCCTCGCCAT